TTTGAATTGACGACTACTGAGAAGTATTTCGTTGCTTCTGACTTTGTGTCTTTCGACGATGTTGACCATGGTGTACGCATTGAAGATGACGGACGTCCTGATGGAACCAACTGGGTGTACACAGTACGCCACATGCGTTCAGACAGTAACTACTTCATTCCTACCGAACTTCTTCGCGCAGGACGTAAGGTGTCAAAGCTTTACAACGTTGTTACCAACACCTTGAATGACCAGTATGGTGAGACTCAGTTCTCTTCAATGTTCAAGATGCGTAACCAATTCTCCACCCTTTCCAAGAAGTATGTGGTTCCTGGCAACATGCAGGATCGTCCCTTGTTGATCAAGATGACTGGTTCTGATGGTAAAGCCGCCACAGTATGGACCAAGTGGCAGGAGATGGAGTTCAACTTCCAATGGCAGAAAGAGAAAGCCAATCAGTTGATGTACTCCACCTTGAACCAGAACGTTGATGGTACTTTCACTCAGAAAGCCCCCAATGGTTTTGTTATCAAGCAAGGTGCAGGTCTTCGCGAGCAGATCTCTCCCACCTACAAATTCTATTACAACACTCTTACTCTTGATTACTTGTTGGAAGTTATGACCAACTTGTCCATCAACATCCTTCCTGAAGATCAGCGTGAATTCTTGATCCTTACAGGTGAGCGTGGAATGATCAAATTCCACCAGTTGATCGAAGACAAGATTGGCGTGTTGATTCCTTTCGGGGACGTTGAGCGTATCAAAGGTTCAGGACAGAACAAAGGACTGGGCGGACAATACAAGCAGTTCATGGGACCACAGGGCATCAAGATCACAATAGCACACATGCCTCAGTACGATGATCCAGTATTGAACCGTATGGAGCACCCTGATGGTGGTTACACTGAGAACTATCGTATGACCATCTTCAACATCGGTACTACCAATGGTGAGCCAAACATCCAGAAAGTAGCTCCTCGCGGACGTTCTGAAGTTAAATGGTATGTTCCTGGTTCTACCACTCCTTTCGGTCCTCAGAATGGCGGTATGGGCGCATCTCCTGTTGATGGTTACGAAATGTACTGTCAGACTACACAGGGTATCATGCTCCGCAACCCGCTTGCTGCAGCTGAATTGATTGCTGACGTTCAATATTAATAACATTTAAAAACTTAGAGGCGTATGAAAAGTGAAGTTGAAAAAGTTGATAAATCAGAAAAAAAAGTGAAGGAAGATATCCTCTCTACTATAAAAGGAAAATGGTCGGTGAAGCCTTGTCGTAAGACTTGGCTTCACACGATCAATCCTGATCATGATGGTGCTGACATATTCAGCGGCGCACAGATCTGGATTGGCGCTGCACGCAGTGTGACCAATCCTGATGTTGTGATTACCGGATTGACCGAGGAAGAGAGAATTGCCTTCGAAGAAGCCATGTTCCTACAGTCAGGAAGCCTGTCTCCTTACAACTTGAAGTATTGGTCTAACAAGAACAACTACATCAAGGTTCCGAAACAGGGTCTTGAATTGGACTGTGACAATAACGTAAAGCACAAGCTTTGGTATAAACTTCTTCTTGCTTCAAGGCACGTAGCCAAAGGCAAGGAGGATCTTGCTCTAAACTCTTCAGCTGAAGTATTGCTGAATTCAAAAGATCAGGAAGCAAAGATTGATTCTGATAAGATCAATACCAAGACAAAGGCTTATGTGAAGTTCAGTTCAATGAGCATGCAGGATAAAATGAATTATCTGAAGGTATTCAATGAAGGGGCTTTCAAAGTGGATAACACCACCAAACCTGATTTGATTGACCAGACGATAGGAAACATCGTTGAGCGTGATGCCGCGGCTTTCCTTTCCACATTTGACAACCCATTCTACAAAGATTATGTTCTTTTGGAAGACCTTCTTACAAAGAATGTCCTTACACGTAAAGGTGGCAAGTACTTCATTACCGGAGGTGTTGAATTGGGAACTACGAAAGCACAGGTGATCACCTTATTGAGATCCGATGATTTCCAAGAAACTAAAATAGGTCTTATTGCAAAACTGGAGGGTACTAAATAATGCCTGTAATTCCCGTTGGTGAAATGCACACCACTTTCCTGCACCTGTTTGACAAACAGAGCAATTACACTGCTCCTGAAGTCACTCCGGAAGAAGTTGATGTTTATCTCAATCTTGCGCAGGTGAAGTTGATGGACTATCTTACTGAAGAGGGGATTGAAAAAAACCAGAACTGGGCGGACATGACAAAGAACATCACAAAGTCTTATGTCTATACGCCTTTTACAAACACAACAAACAAACCTAACGGATATTACGTGGAGCTTCCGGAAGATTACAGGTTGGCATTGCTCGAAACAGCAGACATAACTTATCCAGGATGCTCCAATGTTCCAACGACAAACAGGGCTGCAGTCATCCCAATCACACGGGATATGTATAACAAGATTGTAGTGAATCCCTTTGGAAAACCATGGAAAGAGGAGATACTGAGACTTGTAACTGATTCAAACAGATTTGAATTGATCGCCACATCAGGCATAACAGTCTCACAGTATTACCTCGACTATCTTGCACAGCCTCCAAAGATAGTATACGGTTCACAGTATAGTACTCCGGTACCTGACGTGGATTGTGTCCTTGAAAAAAAGGCGGCTGAACAAGTGATTTACATGGCAGTCAACTTGGCGTTGCAGACACTTGGAGATCCTAGACTTTCCTATGTCGCGTATAATCCGTACATTAAATCAATTAATTAAATAACAACTTAATCCTAATTTTAAAATGAGCGTACTTAGCGTAAAAAACTTACAAGAGGTATTCGTTGCAAAGGATATTGCCCGTACTGCAACACAAATTACCGACCCCGCCGCCACTGGTTATATTGCTGATGGTGAAGTCGTGGTACTGAACAGCTCTGGCCAGGTTTACAATGCTGCCACAATGAGCTACACTACTTCTCCTTACATCCAGATTGCCCAAAGAAGTGGTAACAATGTTATTATCTCCAATAAGATCTATGGTAATAAACTATTGACTTATACTGGAACAAACAATGCTGCGACAGGACAAGGTACTGAGCAGATCACACACATCGGCTTCAATGGAACCGCAGGTTCTTTCGATGTTTCTGGTCTTAATGACTTCTACTTGACTATCACTCCTAACCAGGATGACATGCAGTGGTCAGAGCAGAAGCAAAAGAACGTGACCTTGGTTACCAAAGCTTTGGTTGGTACAAGCCAGGCGATCCTTGCTGAAGAAATCGTAAAGAATGTAATGAAAAAGTACATGAACGATGGTCTTCCTTTGACTGCTGTAATGTTGAACAGTGCAAACACTGCTGCTGCAATTGGAGCCACTACTGCAACTGTTGTACACGGTTCTCCTACTGTTACTTACTCAGGTGCACACAGTCTTGCGGTAGGTAACATGGTTCGTCTTGGTGTTACAGGTTCAGGTGTCACTGCCAATGTACCTGTTTACATTGTAAAAGAAGTAGTGAGCACCACTGTTGTGACTCTTACTAGTCCTTATGCAGGTCCTACCCAGGTTTCCACTCCTATTCCTAACACTGCGCATGGTCTTGTTACTCCTGGTGCGAACTATGGTGTTCGTTTCACTGGTAAGTTACTTCCTTTTACACTTGACTTTTTCAAGTTCAAGCGTACAAACTTCACTGTTCAGATGAAAGGTTTCGGCGTAACTCCATTGAACAAAACACAAAACAGTACATATGGCAATGGAGACGGACGTCTTGCAGCTGAAGAAGAATCATTCTGCAAAGGTTTCCAAGGTGCTCTGAACCGTATGACAGTACCATTACCAGCTATTACAATTGATTCGAACTATCAGACAACTCTTCCAGCTGTGAACACCACTTATGCTGATCAGTTTGTCAACGCGGCTCAATTGTATGAAACGGTTCAGTTTTCTTTCTATGGTGAGAATTTGCACACAACCACCCCAAGTGTGAAAATGCCTGAGACCATCAAGATCTTCGGTATTTATAATGGTGCAGGTAACCAGATGACAGCTGCAAATACTGGAGTTGTTACTGCGTTGAATGACTGGATGGCATCCACACCAAGTGCATTTGCAAACCTTACAGGTTTCTAATCTTTTCTTTTAGTTTTTCAGTTAAT